AGTATTGTCTAAGATAGGCGATGCACACCCAGGTTCAAATGTTCATGCAAAACATGGCAGTAAGGACATCAAGAGAGAAAAATCAGTAGCGACAATTAAAAAACATGCCGCTATACAATCGAGAAAAAAATGACAAAAGTAAAAACTGAATATCTAGAACTTCACGAGTTAGAACACATAGAACTAAAGACGATAACTTATGAAGGTAAAAGATATTATACTGATGTCGCAACAGAATCATTAAAATATCCTAGTGTCACAACCGTGACAGGTTTGCATAGTAAAGACCAAATCAAGTTATGGAGAAAAAGAGTCGGTGAAGAGACGGCGAACAAAATCACCAAACAAGCAACAACAAGAGGAACATCGTTTCACCAACATATTGAAGATTATCTCAGAAAAGAAAAAGACTACATCGAGTTTGAGAATGTTCTTCAAGAGGGAATGTTCAAGGCTGTTCAACCAGTTCTTGATGAAATTATACCTATTGCCCTTGAAGCTCCTCTCTATTCTAATCAACTACGAATGGCTGGTCGTGTCGATTGTGTTGGTCTATTTGACAATTCACTTTCAATCATAGACTTCAAATCATCTTCAAAAATAAAAGAAGAATACATGGCGAAACAATGGTATATTCAAATGACAGCATATGCACTTATGGTTGAAGAACTTACAGGCAAACCAATAGAGAACATTACAGCGATTGTAGGCATCGAGGGTTTAAATACATTTCAAATCTTCACATCTACACCAGATGACCACATAGAAGATTTAGTTCAACTAAGAAAACAATACGAAAACCTATACGGCATATGATAAACATTTACCACAATGATGTTCATAGAATATCAGTTGTTCATGACTTCTTATCACAAGAAGAGTGCGAAGAGATACTTGCACATTCATGGCAAAACTTACAACCTGCAAATGTAGTAAGTTCAGATGGTAAAGGACAGAAACATTCAGGCAGAACAGGTTCAAATACTTGGTTGAATCATGATGCATCTCCTGTTATACTAGGAGTTGCAGATAGAATTTCACAAATGGTTCGTATGCCTTTAGAGAACGCAGAACCATTTCAGATTGTCCATTACGATGTTGGGCAAGAATATGATTATCATTTTGACTCATTCGATGAAACAGACGAACATCATTTTGAAGGTTATGTGAAAACAGGTGGTCAACGATTGTTGACTGTCTTAGGATATCTTCGAGATGTCCCAAAAGGTGGCGAAACAGGATTCAATCGTTTGGGTCTGAATGTGCAACCTAGAATGGGTTCAATCATCGTATGGTATAATTGTAAACCAGAAACTAATGAAAGAGATGAATGGTCTCAACATGCAGGTTTGCCTGTATTAGAAGGAGAGAAGTATGCTTTCAATCTTTGGTTTCGTGAGGAGAAATTTAGTAATGATAACTAGAAAAGAATTTACAGAACAAGTAGAGAAACTACTTATCGGTAATAGAACGGACATAATGAGTGCAATACTCAAAGTATGTGAATTAAATAATGTAGAACCAGAGGGTGCGAAAAGATTATTGTCTGCCCCATTGAAAGAAAAGTTGACTGCTGAGGCAGAGAAACTTAAACTCATCAATAGAGACAAGGCAAGTCGTGGGTCACTCGAAAGTTTTATTTCGTAAGGAGAAATTATGAAAATAGGTGATATAGTATCAGTAGTCGCAATGTCAGGAGAATACATTGGCGAATTAGTAAGTAATGAGAACGGCATTGAGTTGAGTAATCCTAAAATGATTGTTCAGGCGCCAGATGGCGGTATGGGGTTTGCAAAAGGTGTAGCAGTAACCGGCGTAATTAACCCTAAGTCAATGTTCATTCAAAATTATGTTTTTGTTGCAGAGACAAATGAACAAGTTGTCGAAGCTTATAGAACTGCAATATCAGGTATTGAGGTACCAAAAAAGAAAAAGATTATAGTGAATAAGTAATGTCGAGTAGAGAAGGATTCGATAGTTATCAATTATATCTAGCAGTTAAGTTGCATTTCAATTCTAAAGATTATGACTTTGTGCAATACAATGGCAAAGTCAAAGCAGACTTAAAATCATTTATAAAAAGAAAAGATAAGTATCACTTCGGTAAACTTTCGAGATTATATAAAGAAGAACTACAAGATTTTTATGTTGCTAATCTATCACAAAAAGATATGTGGGTTGGTGACTTACTAGAGAATGAGGCAAAGAAAGTGTTTATAGAATGGAAAAAGAAAAAACAAAAACTATCACACATGTTCGAACAAGAGGTGTCATCTTTACTTGAAAAGAAAACTATACAAGAAGTTCTTACAGTAAAGAATGGTCAACACCCATATCTACTAAAACAATTTTTAGGTAAAAAAATATCTATCGAGACTATGTGTATACTAGATACGATTACAAATTATAGTGAGTCATGGAACAAAATGATTACAGAAACAATAATCTATCCTGATACATGGACAAGAATAAACAAATACAAAACATTTATACATTTTGACCGTCAAGTGTATAAAGCAAAATTAATTGAACTATGCTCTATCTAGTAGGAAACGGACCAAGTCGTAAGAACTTAGATTTAAACACACTCGAAAACTGGTGGGGAATGAATATGGTTTACAGAGACCATACACCAGATTTACTATTCATACAAGATGTCGCACCACAGAACGAGATGATTACAGACCAATACTACAAGACACAACCAGTTTGTGTGGGCGAATGGAATGAGATACCTATGGAGATGTGGGACTTAATGAAGTCAGGTTTACCAGGAAGAATAATTGAAAATCGAGTCGAGGGTGATGATAGATTTGTAGTTCAAGGAGAAGATTACAGAGGAGAAGGACAGACATCTTATATGATTGGATATTCCTATTCCCATGTAAACAACATAGTTATATATACAAATGAATTGCTCAAGAACACCTTTTGTGGAATATATGCATTAGGTTATGCAGTTCATCACGGTCATAAAAAGATATGTTTAGCAGGTTATGATTCATTACAGTTCGGTGATTTACAAAATATATATGGACCAGAAGACTGTTATACATACAACGAAGTTTATACAGAAGAAAATTCAGGTGTGGGAAAACCTCAACAGGCACAATTTGTTGCATTGTTGGAACACATAAATAAGGACTATCCAGATGTGGAGTTATTTTTTAAAAACCCCATTGACGGATTCGATAGAATCGATTATAATGATATTATATCTCGATTGAATATCGAAGATAAGTGGGTTCTTGGCACGGCGTGCTTTGAATCTGAACTATAATAAGATGCGATACGATGCAAATACAATGTTAATAAGGAGTATAATACAATGTCAACATCTTTAGATAAGCTTAGAGCAGCAATGGAAACTGCTTCCCCAGCTCAAGGGGAGAAAAAATCCTACAACGATGATAACTACTGGAAACCTGAACTCGATAAGAGTGGCAACGGATACGCAGTAGTTCGTTTCTTACCAACACCAACAGACGAAGAGATGCCATGGGTATCTTACTTCGACCATGGTTTTCAAGGACCAGGTGGTTGGTATATCGAAAAGTCTTTGACTACGATTGGTAAGAAAGACCCTGTAAGTGACTACAACACCTCGTTGTGGAACACTGGTATTGAAGCAAATAGAGAACAGGCTCGTAAACAGAAGCGTAGACTTCATTATGTGTCAAACATCTATGTCGTTTCAGACCCTAAGAATCCAGATAATGAAGGAAAGGTCTTCATGTATCGTTATGGTAAAAAAATCTTTGAAATGCTAAAAGAGGCAATCTCTCCTGCATTTGAAGATGAGAGTGCTATCAACCCATTTGATTTAAGAGATGAAGGTGCAAACTTCAAAATCAAAATCAGAAAAGTAGATGGTTACTGGAACTATGACAAATCAGAATTTGATGCACAAGCACCACTTTTTGATGATGAAGCTCAGTTGAATACTATAAATAGTTCAACTCATTCATTAACTGAAATTATTTCACCTGAACAGTTCAAAGGTTACGATGAACTAAAAGAGAAACTCGATAGAGTTCTTGGTCTTTCAGGTGGCGTAGCAAATTCTACTGCTGAATCAGTTGCAGAAGACATGGAAGAAGTGCCATGGTCTGGTGTAAATACTGAGACAGTAGCAGAAGAACCTGTAATCGCATCAGCCGAATCTTCTACAGTAGGTGATTCAGAAGAAGACGAAGCGATGGATTACTTTAAGAAACTTGCCGCTGAGTAAGTTTCTACATTAGGGTGTAATCGTGTTTATTAATGTGTCTTTGAAAGCGATTACAGACTTCGGCCGTGGAATTGGGGGTATCGAAGTAGGGGAAAGGTTATCAGCCAAAGCAAGCGGGATAATCGGTGAAGAGCGGGTTGCTGTAAGCGTAGGGGCGACTTCACATCTTTAAGAATATATTATGCCAAGTGTGAAACCAAGAATACATCCAAAATCAAGGAATGTCGAACCATTCGATAGAATGTTGCGTAGATTCAAAAAGGCGTGTGATAGAAAAGGTATTGTTCAAGAATGTAGAGATAGACAATACTATACTAAACCTAACGACCTAAAAAATCAAAAGAATCAGGCAATCAAGAGAAGAAAAAAACTTGATGCCAAACGAGCATCGATGAAAGGTTTCAGACATGTCAGGTAAAGGAAGTAAACGAAGACCAAAAATCGTATCAGACGATAAGTTTCAAGAAGCATGGGATAATATCTTTCCTCGTAAGATAACACCACCTCACGCATCTACTCAGATGCATAAAGATAAAACAAAAGTTATTCCTCGTAAGAGAAAGTATTACGATAAGATAGATTAAGCGTAAGAGTAATCGGCTTGTTGGTCAGACATAGGTATCTCGCTTCCGTTAAATGTATTTGAAACACTACTATTAGATGTATTTACTTGTTGATTGTTCATACTACCGCCACCACCAGCAGCTAAAGTAGCATCAGCAACTTCGCCTTGGGCACCAGCTAATTCAGAACCAGCTTCGTTTTGTAGTTCAGGAACATTAGCTGCCAACATATCGATATATGCTTGTGGGTCATCTATGCCTTCAGCTTTATTTGCAAGATTTGTAGCAATCTCATCTCCTTTTCTGCCACCAAAGAACCCGCCAAGAACACCACCTATGATACCACCGATTGCAGTTCCGACTATAGGTATAACTGAACCAATAGCGGCACCAGTGGCAGCACCTGCGGCTGCTCCCCCAAATGCACCAGCACCACGACCAACTGAACCTGCTCTGTTTGCAGACATTGAAGCTTCAGCGGCGGCAAACTCTTCTGCTGTCATTGGTCTTAACTCACCGTTCTCATCTGGAATGATTGGTTGATTATTATCATAAGCATCTTTTATTCTAGCAAATTTCTTTTCATTAGAAGTAGCATCCATAACTGTTTCTACACCAGCACCAACGATTGGTAATTTTTTGACAACTTGACCACCAACAGATTTTAAAGTTTGTGTTGCTGTTTTAGTAGCTGGGGGTGGTTTAGTGCCTGGTTTAGGTGTAGTTGGTTTGGGGGGTTTCGGAGTAGTTTTCGGTAATAACCCTAACTTGCCTAAAAATTTAGCTAGTCCTGAAAATAAATCCTCAGCCATTTGACCTGCCTTAGTTAAAGCTGTTTTAAGTCCTGATGCTATACCTGCAATAGGCAAGTCTACAAATGATTGTATTTTGTCTTTGATAAGCGCAAAAGCAGCTGCAAAAGCACCTACAATAACAATTATAGGTAATAAGAACTTACCCACTACCATCATACTTTCAAAGGCAAACTTTTTCAGCAACAGACCTTTTTCAAAAACACTTCTTTTTAGAGATTGTATTTTTTGAAAGTTGAACCTTTTCTTTCTATACTTTTCTTCTGCTTTTTCTCTTGTAGCTAAAACATTTTCTTCAGCAGCTGATTTTTGTTCAGCAAATTCTTTGTCGAGTCTCGCTTGTTCTTCGCCAAGGCGGCCACCAACACCTAATAACAAGTCCCCTTTTTGGGCTTGATTAGCGAGTGACATGTCTCTATAATAGTTTGGTGTTCCTTCTATAAGTGTGACTTCGGCTCTTTTTGCTTCAGTTCCAAGGCCAGACAATTTTTGTTCAGCATCTTGAACATCTTTGTCTTGGTCAACAAATTTTTGTTCAGCCTCAGCTAAACTTTGTGGGTCATCTTTTATTTTAAACATTTGCCCAAGTCTTGATTTTAGTCCAAAAAGAAACTTTCCTAAACCTAATATACTGGCGCCTATGAGTTGCAATGTACCTGTAAGAACATTAAAAACAGCAACAGATTTAAAAATAGAAGTTCTTAAAGCATTAAATATAGGACCAAACTCACCTATACCATTTGTGATTTCTTTAAAACCAGTGTTTACTTTTTCGGAAGCTCTTGTAATATCAAAGAAACCAGTTCCAATATTTTTGAATTTAACTTCGGATAAGTTTTCGGTGAGACCTTGAAAAGGTTTTATAGCAGACCTAAAGACTCTGGCTATGGCATCAAGAGCACCTAAACTTTCTTTAACAGGTTCATCGATACTTTCACCTAGTTTTCTTCTTTTCTCTTCTCCATTATTAATTGCCTGTGCAATAGGACCGCCGTCACCTAAAGATTTTTTTAATTCATTGAATCCTTTTTCAGCTTCTACTTGACCTCTAAATGTATTGATGTCGGTGTTCTGAGACCACTTTTCAACATCTTCTTGAACTCGAAGTAAACTTCCAAGGGTTACAACTTGTTTGCCTGTATTATCAATTAATTTGCTTTGTGGATTAGGTAATGCCATTTAATTATTTATCCTATTTCTTGTCGCCAAATGCCTTTCCAGCTTCAGAAATACCAAATGCACCAAGTGTCACTACAACAAATGATGTATAGATTGTTTCAGAAACTTTTAGGTCTATATCCCAAACTACTGCTGTGACTAGGTCTGTAATACCGAAACACATCATTAGAAAGAAAGATATAAAACCTATGATAGCCTTTTCGTTCAAATCATTTGAATCTAGAAACAAATCGATAAACTTTCTTTTAGGAGGTTCAACTCCTTCTTTTAGTTTTCTTGCATCGTCTTTGAGTTGTTTTATAACATCTTCTTGGTCATCTAATTGGTCCAAGAGAGCCATATACTTATCTAAGTCAATTTCGACTTCATTTCTATCTCTATCTTTTCTAGCCATAATTATCTCCTGTTAGCGGCAGCCTTCTGTCGCTCTTTCTCTTCTTCAAGATACTGCATCAACAAGTTAATGTAAATATCCCTTTCCCATGGAATCATGCTCTCTATTTCACTTAGAGAATACTTGTGATGTTGCATCATCTGAAAGTTTGTTTGATAGTAGTTAAACAAACTATCATGCGAAAGGGTTACTAAAAAAAACTTTGTAAACCTTGAAGTGTGTTTGTTGAAACTGTTCCACACTTCTCACATTTGTATTCTACTTCGTGCTTCAGTTGAGGCATTGATTCAAAGTATGCACTAATCTCTTCAAATTGGTTAACAGTAAGACTCTCAATAAATTCATCTATTTCTGAATCTCTATGTTCTGCCATTTCGTAGACATTTTCATCATCATATATTCTAACCATACATTGTCGAAGAATAGGTTTGATTATTTCTACTTCATTTAATCCTTCTACTTCGTATATTAGTTTTGAATCTGGTGGTCTAAGTTCTACTATAAGATTTGAACCTAATTCAATCTTATTTTCTAATACGCCACTGGTGTCGACTTCGATTTTTGTAAGGTCAATTTCAGAATACCCCACACCATCGCAATCTTTTGCCATGCACATTAAAGGAACTTTTGCAGTCTCTCCAACTGATTTAGTTCTAACTTGTAGAAACAAGTATTCTAAATCAACTAAAGCTATCTTTGAGGCATCTACTTCGCCTTCTGTGACTGCTTTGACCAAATCCATAATTGCATCAAAAATTTGAGTTGGGTCTTCACTCTCTCTTGCAATTAACAAATAGTTTTGTTCTTTAACAAGAAAAGGTCTATACTTTACTTCAACTTTTGATACAGGTAAGACACATTTATACATTGGTGCCTTTTGTATTGGTAAACCCATAATATAGTTCTCCTAATTAATCAAAAAGTCCGCCTAGTCTTGCTAAACGGTCATTAAATCTTTGTAATGTATCATTTGCCGAATTACCACCTTTCTTTAGATTGGTGACACTAGACAAGATATCCAAAAATCTTCTTCCTTTATTTATACCACTTACAGGATTCGGATTTGAATATTCCGATTCCCATGTTCGAAATGCAAAGGTACATTCGAATCTCATGAGTGAATCTGTTGAGTCTGACGCTAATTCCATAGGTGCAAATGAAAGTGGATATGCTTCATGTATTCTATATTGTAATGACTTTTTATCAGACCTTGTAATTTGTTTTATAACTATTTCACCAACATAATCATTGTAATAAGCAAATTGTGGATTTACTGAATTGCCTTGAACTGGTGTATCACTTGATGTTCCGCCAA